TTTAGTCTTTTTTGGAATGATAACTCAATAAAGCAAATTGAGTTAACTGATAGGAATAATCCATCGTGTGATTATGATCTATTAAAAAAGAAATATCCTAAGGCCTATAAAGAATGTGTTAAATATTCTAAGGTGCCTGTCATTAAGGTAAGTTAATCAAGGGGCGAAAGCCCCTTTTTTTTATAAAAAAAATAATAATACTATTAATATATATTTTTTATTAGATATTAGATACTATTATACCGTAGAGATTAGGGTAGAGATTAACTCTAATAGGGTAGAGATTAGGGTAGAGATTCACTTAAAAAAAAAGCGGTTAAAAAACCGCTTTTAAAATTAAATAGCAAAGTGCTATTATTATTATGATTTTAATCATGCCATTATTTTACTTTCTCAATTATTATATTGGTATCATTGAAGTTATAACATGCCATGCAATCAAGACACTTTTTATTGCAATTGATATCGTTGCGGTTTTCAGTAACACAATTAAAAACCTTATCGAAAAATTGCGGGATCTTATTTATTATTTTATCTTTTATTGGATTGCTATAAATTAAGATCATATTGGCGGGGCGGTTAATCTTAGACAAAACCTTTTTAACAATCGTTGCTCTTTTTGTATATACCACGATTTTAGTATCGGGATTTTTTTTGGCAATGTTAACAACGTTTAAAAAATGGTTTTCGTTTTGGATCTCGCCGAAAGAATTAATTCTTAATATAGTACTAAATAGACGTGGCAAGTCATCCCATTTAATAAGATCTTTTAATTTTTTCGTATTCGCTCTAAATTTAGGAATACAGTTTTTTCTAAATGTTAACAACATACGCCAGGCGTAACAATCCGTGCATATGATATTTTTATTTTTACTATGATACATTTTTTTACAAAAATCTATTATAGTGTTATCAGTATTTAAAGAGTCTAGACCCTTCATTTTTCCCGATCCCTTAGTTATATGTAAATAAGTCATTTTTTTTTCTCCTGTTTATTGTCTTATTATAATATGAAATAATATTAAATTACAAGTTTTTTCGTACCTGCAAAAAAAAGAACAAAACAAGAACGGTGCAGCTTAAATTTTGTTTAGAATGGTTCTAATTAATTTTTTTAGATCTTGGTTTTGTGATATGTGAATATATGGTAGAGATTCACTATTCGGTAGAGATTTACTATCTGGTAGAGATTCACTATCTGGTAGAGATTTACTATGAGGGGGTGGAACAAAACGTGAACATCCGTTCACCATTGTTCTCGGTACACGAATCTTGAGAATTTCGAAGCCACCTTGCAAGGTACTCGGACGCAAGATAAAAACTTTGCCACCAGATAAGATGTGTTTGATGTGCCAATTAATTTGGTAGTTAGATAAACCTAAATTATTACCTTTTTTTGACTTTAATTCTAACCAGAAACTTTTACCAGATATTAAGGCGTGTACATCTGGAATGCCTTGTATTGTGTGGCTTTCTATTCTGGTTAAGTGCCAACCTCTATTAGTCTTTTGTAATTGGTTAAGTTTTTTCCATATAGAACTTTCTTTCATATAGGCAGTTTATATAAGTTATTTGTATATGCAATAAGTGTTGACATTTTTAATCCTATGAAGATAATAAATAATAAGACAATTTAATTAGGAGATTAATATGGATAGTGAAAGAAATAATTTAGATATAGCGATGTTATTAACTGACGCTATTTTAAATGAATTTGAAAAAGGTGGTGAATGTAATATACCATTAGACAAATGGAAATATTCTTTTCCTTTGCAAGACAGAATACAAATAGAATTAGAAAAGATAGCTAAGAAAGGAGGTAAATAATGTCAGCAGATTACATTTATAAAAAGAAGGACGGCACTACCATCAGTTGTTATGGTAGTGCTAAACAAGTTTTAGATGGTGATCTTGGTATGATCATAAAGTTTGATTATTCTAATAATTGGGGTTTACTAGATGTCACTCAATCTAAGAAGTTAAAAGAAACCGATCCAAATAGTTATTATATGGTTTGGGAAGGTAAAGATTTTAAAAGTAAAAAAGAAGCAGAAGAATATAGAAGTAATTATAAGGGTGATTCAAAACTTGTAATTAAAAATATGCAAAATTGGGAGGGTGCTGAAATATTTGGTGAGGAGATCAGTTGGGATGGACTAACTGAAGAGGAGTTTCAGTCAGAGCGTGAGTTTGCTCAAACTGATAAAAAAAGACCTCAAACTTGGGAGCAGATTTGTATCCATATTGAGGATTGGGAATTAAGACAAAAGATTAGACCATTAGTAACAGAATTGGAGGGTTGTTAATATGACTAAAAAAAAATATAAATGGGAAAGCAGTAGTATGATGATAAAATCCGCTACTGAAGAATTAGTAAAAAAATCAATCAAAGATGGTTGGGCAGTAAGTGTTTTTGCCAATCATACTTGCATACTTAAAAACAGTAAATGTTTTGATCAAATTATGTGGAACTTACACCAAGTTTGCTTTGATGGTGCATCAACAGAAGTACATATAAGCAAAGGTAATAAAACAGATATTTGTTCTATTCTTTTAAATCAAGGTTCACCAGATCAAGAAATTTGTCATAGTCATAATGATAAGTATATTTCTGATTGGTGTTTTAAAACTAATAATGGACAAAAGGAGATATAAATGACTAGACATAACTATGAAGAAATAATTAAGCATTTAAAACTTATTAAGGATAACGTTCAATCGACTAATAAGTTTTTAGAGGATGATCAAATAAAAGTTGCCAAAGTATATTCAAAGGGATCAGAAAAGTTTACTGACATTTTAATTAATTACGTTGAACGTATTATGGAACTTGAGGATCGTTATTGGCAACAACAAGCAGACTTAGAAAGGGAGCAAGGCAATGGGTAAATTAAAAGACTTTTTAATCGGTGTTGAGGAAGAATTTTCTCAACACCTAGAAGAAACTACAAATGATGTAGCACTACAAAGAATAGAAAAGGATCACGGCACAATGGCAAGGGAACATTGTGTCACACTTTTAAATGAATGGAGGATGGAAGATGGCGAATAAATTAGTAACATTTGAAATAGCAAATGGGGAGTATACAGACAACCAATATGCAATCTTCACTAATATGTCAGATGATTGGACTGACAAAGAAATGATTACAGAAGTTTATGGTATAGATGAGGACGATACTTGGGATACTGAAAACGCTTTCTTAGAAATGGCTAACGGAAATAGAATAGTCAAAGTATATGAAGTTAACAATATTACAGATGCAGAAGCAAAGGTATTGAAAAAGTTTCATATTGCTTTTGATGTTTGGCAGAATTTACATAACCCAGATTAGGAGGACAAAATGAAATATTATAAAGTAACAATTGCAAAAGAAGTAACTGAGGTATGGAGTGTAATGGCAAATAGTAAAGAGGAAGCTATTGCTAATTATACTAACGGTGAAGAAGAAATATCAGAAACAGAATCATCAGAAATAATTAAAGTAGATAAAATTAAATGAAGGAGAAAAATATGACAAATCATTACATAGACCTTACAAGTTTAGTTGTTGATGATGCCACATATAAAAAAGTAATGTCTGGCACTTTCAACGTAAAAAAGTTTTTAATAAGACTAATTGAAGATGACGTAATACAGATCGTCAATACTGATGATGCAGATTATGAAGAAGCTTTAGATTTAAAAAAATATATGGAGGAAGAAAATGAAAATGAATGATAGCGATTTCCATAATACTGATAGTGAACTACCACACTTTTTATCTCAAATATTAGATATACATATTAATTGGCAAGATGAAAAAGAGGTAGATAACTATCACGATTTTAGAAATAAGTTTGTTGAGTTAGTAGAAAAATATTATTTATTAACAGGGAGTAAGTAATGGATAAAAGTGAATGTTTTAGAGAATTTATATTTGAGTTATCAAGACGATTAGCAGACGAGTCTGATTACGAAAAAGAATTGTTACCTAAATTTAAAGAGTTACTGAATATGACTAATTGGATCATAGGAGAAGCTTGGGAGAATGGTTTAGGTGGTGAAGTTTTTAATAATAAAATGAAAGGGGTTAAATAATGGATATAACATTAAAAAGTTTAAAAAACGTGTGTTCTGATATTAAAGAAAATTGGGGAGAACCTAATGATAGTCATACTAAAGCAGAATATAATGGTATGTGTAAAGCACTTGATATGATCCAAAATCATTATCAAGAATTACAGGATAACGATAATTCAAAACCTCAATACACTTATATTTATGGAGATGAGTGTAATGATATTTGGGATCGTTTTAAAATGACTGTAAGAGATGATAATGATCGTATTAAATTGAAGTTTGTTGAATTTCAAACGGAGGAAACTTATGACTGATAGTACTCTAAAATATAGATACGATAATTTAGAAATACAATTATTTGAGCAAATTGAAAGAAATAAAAAGTTAGAAGAAAAGTACGAACAGTTAGCAGAACAATTAGTCGGAGATGATGCTACAGATAGGTACACCCACGAAGAATTAATTAATGAAGTAAATAGATTAAAAGATATAGAGGAGAAAGAAAATGAGTAAAGAATACAAATACACTTACAGATTTAGTGAGCAAACAATGGATGTAAGATATTATAAGGTTGAGTCTAATAAAAAACTTACCAAAAAAGAAATGCAAGATATAGCGTGGTCGGTAGAAATGACTGAGGGACAAACTTACATAGATCAAGATGGTAAAGCTACATTTGAAGGGACTGAATTTGGAGATGATGCTCAGTACCAAATGGAAGAGGGAGAACAAGATTTAAAAAAAGAGGAGGGTGAAGATGAATATAGTTGGTAACGTTTATTTAAGTGAAGAAGAATACATAGAATATTATTCTGAATTAGCTGATAAAATTATGCAAATGAAAACGGGTGAGGAGTATTACACCCAATATACTTATATGGATAGAGATAACGTGGTTTGTTATACAGAGAAGGGTCAAGATATATTTAATGATATCTTAGATGCAGTAGATGTATTTTTATCTGATGTAGGTATCTACCGAGAATCTGAGGAGGAGAAAAAAAATGTCATACCAAAATAATGAAGTATTTAAAGCACTAAAAGAAGCTAGTGTATCTATAGCGTGTTGTTTAGATGATGTTGAATCTGTAACTAAAAAAGATTTAGAACACATACAAAAACAAATAACAATATTAGAAGAATATTTAGATCCATTTTATGTGGAAGAATTGGAGAATATGAAAAATGAATAAAGATATAAACAAAATATTAAATGCATTTAAAGATGGGGTAGCTGACGGATTATTAATTGGTGTAAGAGAAGACCCACCTGCTAAAAAAAATAATTATTATGCTTATTATAAACAAGGTTATGACTTTGGCATAACTTTATGGAATGAAAAAGAATAGGAGGGTATATGTGTAGTTTAATGGATATCGATCTAAAAAAACTTGATGCTGAGAATAAGCGTTTTAAAAAGTTACAAAGTAAATTATCTATTGCTTTATGGAAGGATTTAAATGAAGCAAAGCAGATAAGAAAAGAAATGGATCACATAATTAAGAATGGTATATGGAGAAAATATGAACTGTGATTTAGAATATAAGATCATAAAAGTACACAGTATCTTAAAAGATTGTGATCCAGATGCTGAAGATAACTTTGCTTATGACTATTGGTCTAGGGTTATGGAAGCACTTATGAAACAATTAAATGAAGGGAGGACGTTGCACTAATGAAGTTAATATTAATAGTTATAATTGTTATACTGATAATCGCTTGGTTTTTCGGTATTGATGATATCTAAAAAAAAGTAGCTTAAATGTCTTCACCGCAATATTTAAGCTACTTTCCCAAAAATAAATAAATAAAAAAAGGATTTAATATACTGATATATATTAAATCAAATTTATTTTACCAAAAAAAATTACAAAATCAAATATTTTTTTTTCTATTTTGGTAGAGATTTACTCCATTTTGGTAGAGTTTAACTTCCATTATGGTAGAGATTTACTCATAAAAAAAGCTGAAGAATGACTAAAAACTTCAGCTTTGATATAACAGAAAGAAATACAAAAAAATTGTATTCTTCATAGACTATTGTTTTTCTGGAGTAATGTCAATTATATTCGCACCCTCACCTATCTTTTTTTCTAACTCAGCTAATCGTTGTTCTAATTGATCTCTATTCATACCTTCTAAACTAGAGTGCGTAATTTCTTTTTTATCTATAAACATACCTGCCATCTGTCCCGCTCTATACTCAGCATTGATTGCTCCCGTATATTGACCCTTCATTTCAGCACCATCTCTTAATCTTTCAAATGTCTTATATCTTTTAAGTTTATCCTTCTCATATTTCTCTGTTTCTCTTTGTAACCTTTTCTCTAGATATCTACACACGTGAGGATTAAGATCAGGATTTAACAACTTACTAGCCATTTCATAAGGTTTACCTTTCTTTGACGTATACCCAGCCTTAATCGCTGCGTCCACTTTCTTTATCTGACCCCAGTTGGCTACCAGTATGTCAACAAAACTTCTCTGTTGTTGTGTTAACTCCATAGATGTTTTCATTTGATTGCTTTTTCTTGGCATATCTTATATATAACTAAATTTAATCATTTTATCTACTATTTTTCCTAAAATTGTATATAGCACTCCCTTACAAACTTTTTTTTTAAAAAAAAAAATGCAGGACTCAGTCCATAAGGAAATTAATATTTATAGATATTTGATGATATTTTCCTAGTTTTTGGGAATTTTTCCTAAAATTTTCCTAAAAGTTATTTGTTAATAATCCTAGTTTTCTGGTATCTAGAGGTGTATTTTCCTAGTATTCCTAGTTTTTTTCCTTACAAACTTTTTTTTTAAAAAAAATGTTTCTAAGGACGTGCATTATAGGAATTTTGGGAAAACTAGGAAACCACTGAGTCGAGAGCCGTGGTCAGTAGTTCATCTTCCGATTCTATAATACTACGCCTAAACATTAATATATTCTTTCTAATGCGATTACGCATTATATTATTATCCTCTGCTAACATTTTCTTATATTTTATGTCATAGACCTTCCAAGCAATCTGCTTGGTCTTAAAACGAACAATCATATTCTTACAAGCTTTTTTATAACTATCACGGATCTGATCTGCATTGACATTAGCCCAATCACACACCTTAATAAAATCACGGTTATCGGACAAGATCCAGTTGTGAGAGTTCATTTTTATTAAACTAGATTTACGATCAGAGTTTAAGGTTAGTGTTTCATCAAAAGCGTTTATAATGACCGCCCTCCATAATTTTTGCTCAGGGCTGGGATTGTTAAACAATATCTCTTTGGAGAAGCGTATTCCCATTATCCTGAGCAAGTATGGAGATGCTACCATTAGTGAGCATAATTTTTTATCAGACCTGAGATTAGGGTTTCATAATTTTTTATTACTGTTTCAGTATAGATATTTTGTTCTCGTTCTTTAAACATTTTTAAATCCGAGTATAGTTTTTCAATAAAGAGCATTCTTTCTTCAGGATCTAAGTCATTAATATCTATTACTACACTATCTCCATAGTCTTGGTTTAAATCCAATATATCTGCTAAATTAACTTTCATATAATCCTCCATCTATTACTGTAAATTTTCTTTTACCACGTCTAACGATTCTTTTATTTAGTTTTATGGGTTTTTGTTTCCTCTCTAACATATAATGTCCTATCTCAACAGAAACATCTTTGTTACCGCTAGTGACATGTGATAACATTTTCTTTTGTTCTTCTGGGTTCATACAGTTTTCTAAAATCAAAGTACTTATATAGATATAATCATCAAATGATAATTTTTTAGCTAAAAAGTCAAATATATCCGCATAGTTTTTCATAATGTTTTTTCTTTCAATTGTTTTTGATACGTTATATTTTTGCTCTTGTACGTTGGTAGCTGACTTTCACAGTTGGGGCAGACAAATCTTAAATTGTCAAGCCTGTTATCATTATTAATACCATTAATATGATCTAATACAAGTGTTAATTTTTTATCTCTCCATACTGGTAGAGAGTTACACATAGCACAAACGTATTTTATTAAACTGCATTCTAGTATTCTTTGCTTTAAACGATGCCTAGGATAACGTGAATTCTTTACAAAAATGTCTTTGTTTTTAGTGCGATGAGGGTTTCGTAACTTAATATATAAAGGTTTAATAGTGCCTTTATCTTTACGAGTTTTTCTCTGAAGTGACATATTTCACTCCAGAATGTCCAGACCCTCCACAATCTTCACAAGTCCTTGTAAAAATAGGGTGCGGTGATAGTTTATCAGAATACACATAACCATTTCCTTTACAAGTAGCACATATTATATAGTGCTTGTTTTTATGTGTTCTGTCTATAACCCCACGTGCAGAATCACGCCAGGCCTGATCCATCATCCCCATTACTTACACTTACAAAGCTTACCGAATAACCTTTTCTTGACCCATCGTCCTTTATCGGCAATGACCTTGCCTGCTTTACGACAAGGACGAATAATTCTTTTCTTTAAAAAATTTTTCATAACTACTCCTTAGTACTACCATTTAATAACTTTTTCTTGTATTTGTCTACTGTAGTATTCTCTCTTTTTGCCTGAGCTTCTAAGTAATCATAAACTAATTTACTGATCATTGCAGCGGGGGCCCTGAACTTTTTCTCACACAAAGCCTTTAAAACTGCGTGATCCTCGACCTTTACAGCCACACTTTTCCATCTTGTTGTATCCATTTTATTCCTTTCAATATGTTGTGTTAGAATAATATCAAGATACTAGATATATGGGATAAGTCAAGAGATATTGACAGATAATAAAATATAATGTTATTGTATATTAAACAAGAGGTTACAATGAAACTTTTAGACGAAAAGATTGCATGTGAACATTTGTGGACAAAATTGTATAAGCAAAACGGAACTTATACTCCTGATATGATGGCATTGACATTAAAGATCAGGGACTTGACAAAACAAATAATTGTTCAAGACCAAAACGACATGCATAAAAGATTTCACAATCAAGCTAAGTAGCTTGTCCAAAGTCGTCACCTAAGGCGACATCAATTACACTTGGAACGTTAAGTTCCACGCAAGACTCCATCTCTCTCTTTATTTTCTGTACGTCCTCATCATTAGAAACATTAAAACATAATTCATCATGAATCTGTACAATAGGTAAATATCCTTTACTATAACAACTAACAATAGCTTTTTTAGTTTGATCAGCTGCTGATCCTTGGATCAATCTGTTTAAGGCTTTGTATGTAAAACATCTTTTAATATTATTGCGACCATATTTTGCAACAGCGTTGTCAAAAGTTTCTGGACTATGTAACCCAAAATCTTTTGGTTCCCACATATTAAATCTACATTTACGTCCTAACTTAGTTCGTATAACACCTTGCTCGTTTGCTTTTTGCATACAACGATCCGATAATAATTTTACAAAAGGAACTTTACTATTATATTTAGAGATTAAATTATTGGCTTCTTCATACTCTAGTCCGAGCATCGTGGCTAGTTTTTTCTTACCCATACCATACATTAAACCTAAACCAATAGTCTTTGCTTCTTTACGACCTATACCACATATGTCAGCTACAGTCTGATGAAAGTCTGCATCTGCATTCGCATAGGCTTCTACTAACTCTTTTGATCCCTGATAGCCTTCACCGATACTAGAAGCATAGTGAACCACGAGCCGTGGTTCTTGTTGCGAATAATCAAATGATCCCCACTTGCAACCTTCTTCAGGTAAAAACAAGCCTCGTATCATTGGGCCGAACTCTTTGTTTCTGGCAGGCAATTGTTGTAGATTAGGATTTGACATTGATAGCCTACCAGAAACCGTTCCACCAGAGTCGTTTCGGAGTTGTTGTATTTCAGCATGTATACGACCCTTGTGTTCATATTTCATAATACTAGATAAAAAAGTATTATGGAATTTGTTTATCTCTCTTGCTTCTACAATTAATTTACTTATAGGATGCGAAGAGTTACTTAACCATTGTTGCGTAAAACTTGGTTCACCAGTCTTTTCTGTTTTAGGATATTCTATTTTTAATTTATCATAGGCCCAAGCGATTTGTCTGGCGGCCCATATGTCAATATCCTTACCTACTAATTTATGTATACCGTGTAGTGTTTCTTTTTCTCTTTTCTCAAAATTAATTTTTAACGCTTCAGCTTTTGCTCGATCTACACGCACACCACGTTGTCGCATTTTAATTAAGATAGGAAGCAGATCTCTTTCTAATTCCCAAATGGTAGATAAACTTTGTGCATTGATTTCATGTTTAAATCGTTGCCATAAAAGATACGTGAGCCGTGCATCTTGTTCCGCATAATGTCCAACATGCTCAGCGGGTAGCTTCCACATCTCAGCTTTTGGATCTACCCCATGAGCTCGAGCCGCTTCGTTCAAATCTCCCTCGGCCTTGATCTCTCCTAAATATTCTCTTGCTAGTGCGTTTAATTTATAACTGTATCTGTTTTCATCAATCAATGCTCCTGCAATCATAGTATCTACTATCTCACCTTTGACTTCGATACCATATGCGTTGAGCCAACCTACATCATACTGTGCGTTGTGAAAAATTTTACGGCAAGGCAGTTTACAAATATCATGCATGTATTTTAATACTTGTTCTTTAATTAAATTACCACCACCAAAATGTTCCATAGGGTAATAACCTTCCCAACCTTCTGTTGCAACAGCAAAGCCAATTATTTTTCCACGACCAGTTGCCCAACCCGCACCATATCCATTATTAATACCATCGTCTTTGGTTTCTAAATCAATTGCGATCTCTTTTGCATCAGTAAGATCTCTATAATCTGATGGTGCAGACCATAAATTCTTTTTATAGTTTAATACTAGCTGTAATGATGTCATGAAACCCCCAGAAATCTAGGGTTTTTTACCCAAAACCCGTTTAAATCGCCACTGAGTGCATGTAAAGAAGTCTTGCTTATGATTCTACCTTGAAAATCACTCATAATCACGCTCTAATATCATTTCACAATAATGCATTGCCTTTTTTATATCATCAGCCTTACCTTTGTCCTGATGACGACAAATATATTTAATCACATTACCTTCAGCAAACTTTAATTTGTTTTCATTAATAAATTGTGAAGGTTGTATTTTAAAATTGTGGTAGTGCTTGCTGCCCTTTTCCCACAAGTTGTTTTTCTTTTTCATATTCTTCCTTTTGTTTTAATACAAAACCATCTCTTAACAGATCAAACAATCTATGTTCGACTTCTGCTTTTGTTGGTCTAGTCTTAAACTCCATAGTTAGTTTAATTTTGTACA